GCCAATGTAATTTCCTCCAGTGGCCAAACTGCTGGATCTACTGGAAATGAACAGGCCGATCATCCGTGGAAGTTTTATGATAGTATTGCTTCAGTAAATAGTCAAGGTGTTGATTTAAATACTAGCTTGGCTGCAGGTACTTCAGGTTATCCAGTTCAGACAAGTGCTGTTGGTGGTGGATATAGAACTGCAATTAATATTTTACAAAATAAAGATGAATATAATTTTAATTTATTGTTTTTACCTGGAATTATAGATGCTAATGCGTGGACGGCACATAATGCTATTATAGCTGATGCTATCCAACTTTGTGAAGATCGTGGTGATTGTTTCTTGGTACTTGATAATACGTCAAAAACTGATACTGTGGCTACTGCGAAGACACAAACAGAAACTCGTAATTCAAGTTATGCTGCTACTTATTATCCGTGGGTGCAGATTATGGATCAATCTTTGGGAACTTATAGATATGTCCCACCTTCAGTTGTTATGGCCGGTGTTTATCATTTTAATGATACTATTGGACAGCCGTGGTTTGCTCCTGCTGGTTTAAACAGAGGTGGAATTGATTCTGCTGTTCAAGCATATAGAAAATTAACTCAAAGTAATCGTGATGATTTGTATGATTCAAATTGTAATCCGATTGCTACATTCCCAGGACAAGGTGTAACGGTATTTGGACAGAAAACTACACAAAAGAAAGCATCTGCTCTTGATAGGGTAAATGTACGTAGATTGTTGATTAATATTAAGAAATTTGTTGCAATGTCTTCAAGGTCATTAGTATTTGAACAAAATACAAGCGATTTAAGAAATCAATTTTTAAATATTGTCAACCCTTATTTAGAACAAGTTCAGTCAAATGCTGGTTTAAATGCCTTTAGAGTTGTTATGGATGCTACAAACAATACACCCGAAACAATTGATAGAAACGAATTAATTGGACAAATATTTTTACAACCATCAAGAACTGCTGAATTTATTGTACTTGACTTCATTGTTCAACCAACTGGTGCAGCTTTTCCTGAGTAGTTTTATAGGAAATTGATATTTATTATTGGAGATAAAACATGCCAGAACTATTAGAATCAAATAAAATATTTTACACACCATATGAACCGAAATTAAAAAATCGGTTTATCATGGAAATAGCAGGTATTCCTGCCTTTACTATCAAGACATCACAAAGACCACAACTTACTTTTGATGAAGTAACTTTGGAACATATGAATATTACAAAATATGTAAAAGGTAAAGGTCGTTGGCAAACTTTACAGATTACACTTTATGATCCAATTGTTCCTTCTGCTGCTTCAGCTGTAATTGAATGGGTTAGATTGCACCATGAAAGTGCTACTGGCCGTGATGGATATCAAGATTTTTATAAGAAAAATATAACATTGAATACTTTAGGACCTGTAGGTGATATTGTTGAAAAATGGACACTTTACGGATCTTGGATACAAGATGCTACTTTTGGTGATTTAGCCTTTGATGCATCTGAACCAGTTGAAATTACATTAACATTGAGGTATGATTACGCTATACTTGAATTTTAATAGTTATTAAAAATACATTAAGGAGTTATAATGTCAGAATACAAATTTCCCACGGAAATTATAGACCTTCCATCTGAAGGAAAAGTCTACCCAAAAGAATCGCCACTATCATCAGGCAAATTAGAATTAAAATATATGACAACACGAGAAGAAGATATTTTAATGTCTGAGAATCTTATTAAAAAAGGTGTGGTTATTGATACGTTGTTAAATTCTTTGATTGTTACAAAAGGAGTTAAAGAATCTGATTTGATACTTGGTGATAAAAATGCGGTATTGGTTGCTTCTCGTATCCTTGCTTATGGACCTGAATATACAGTTGAAGTAACAAATCCAAATGATATTGATGAAAAGATAGAACATACATTTGATTTATCACAATGTCCATTTAAAGAACTTTCAAAAAAAGTTGATTATTTAGGTAATTCATTTGAATTTGTAACACCAGTTGGGAAAAATAAACTTAAATTTAAGTTATTAACTGGTGCAGATGAAAAATTAATTGATAAAGACCTTAAACAATCTTCTAAATTCGGACATAGTACAGAAATTACAACTCGTTTAAGATATGCTATTATTGAAGTTGATGGCGATTCAAAACTACAAACTATTAACGCGTTTATACAAACTCTTCTAGCTCGTGATTCCGTTGCTTTAAGAAATTATATTCGTGATATATCACCTGATATTGATTTGACATCAGAAGTAGAGATAGGGGGTGAAGCAGTTGACGTGAGTATTCCGTTGACTGTAGAGTTTTTTTGGCCTCAATCCCTCCAGTAAATTAGACATACATCAATCTATATTTTATTTTATACATGGCACACCTGGATTTACATTCGGTGATGTCTATCATATGCCTGTTCATTTGAAAAACTTTTATCTTCGTGAATTCATAAATTTGAAACAGAAAGAAAAAGAACAAATTGATAAGGCAAATCAAACTCCAAAACAATCTACCATTCCGAGACGATTTAATCCAAAATAACTTTCTTTTTAATATTTATTAATATACTAGGAGAATTATCATGTCATATTTGGATAGAAAAAATATATTATCAGAGGGATTTTTTGATTCGTTGAAGAAATTTTTTAATCGCCCAAAGTTATCAAAACAAGAAAAAAAGATGATGAAAGATCCAAAAGTTAAAGATGCAGTAAAAAGATTTAATGATGCTCATGATAATTTACAAAATAACCTCAAAGAATTAAGAAAAAAGTATGGATTTGACAAATAATGGCTGATAATTTAGATAAAAAAAGAGAAAACCTTGACGCTATTCATGCAAAAATTGATGCAATTGAGCAAGATGAATCAAGTTATGATCAAAGATATAAAGATAGAGCAAAATTTAAAGTTAAAGTTGAAAAAGAATTACTTGGATTAAGAGAGAAACGAATAGAATTAGAAAAAGATATTATAAAAACTTCTACTCAACAAGTTAAAAATGCTAAAGCTTATAAAAAATTAGAAGATAATGTTTTAAAAACAGAACAAAATATTTCAAAAACAATTACAAGTAGGGTTGGTGATTTATTAAGAGGAAATGTTCAAAGTGCATTAAGTTTTTCATATACATTAAAAGCATCAGAAGCACAGATAAAATTAGCCAAAGATACGAGAGATGTTGCGCAAACAGTATCGGATATTGCACAAGACAAAGAGTTATCAGTAGAGCAAGAGGGAAAACTATTAGATATATCAACCGATATAAGAGATGGTGTTGCAACTGAATTAGATATAGCAAATAGGCTATCTGCTGCAGGTATTGAACAAGGTGAAGTATATAATGAGTTATCAGATACATTTACAGACTTAGTAGGGGTAAAAGAAACTGAAGAAGAAGCTACAGAAAAGTTAAGAAAACGAGAAGAAAGAATTAACCAAGTTCGAACCATTGGATTAGGAATATTTGGTTTATTGGCTACTGTGGCAAAGAAGTTTGCTGGAATGGTTGATGCAATTGGACAGCAATTTGGTAGTTTAAATATGATGGGGAAAGACTTTCAAACAAATCTTCATGATTCCACAGTTGAGGCTACTAAATTAGGTCTTAGTCAAGCAGATGTTCTTAATACTACAAGTGCACTTGCTTCTGAGTATGGTATTTCATTAGATAAAGCAGCTGAATTATCTGTTAAAATTTTAGATACTGCAAAAGCAACTGGTTTATCAGTTGATGAATCAACAAAATTATATGGTACATTAATGCAAGTGGTTGATTTAACTGATAAAGAAGCTGAAAATTTAATTGAAAGTACGGCTCAGTTGGCAAGACAAAGAGGAGTTGCTCCACAAGCAGTGTTAAAAGATATTGCCAATTCATCTGAAGTAATTGCTACATTTACAAAGGGGGCGGGTGAAAATTTATTTGAAGCTGCAATTGCTGCAAGAGAACTAGGATTAAATGTTGATACAATAGCTAAATCTGCAAGAGGTATGTTAGATTTAGAATCTTCACTTAATGCAGAATACGAAGCATCAGCTCTTTTGGGTAAACAAATAAATTTACAAAAAGCTAGAGAATTGGCTTATAGTAAAGACTTACCTGGTTTTTCAAAGGAGCTAAAAAATCAATTACGGGGCGTTGGTGATTTTACTAAATTAAATATATTTCAACAAGAAGCAATAGCAAAAGCTATAGGTATGAGTGTTGGGGAAACTTCTAAGTTATTGAGTAAGACTAAAGAACAAGAAGATGCCACCAAAAAATTAACTTTAGCAGGTGCTTTGGCTGCTGGTTCATTTGACGATTTACATGGTCAAAAAGCACTTTCAAACTTATCTAAAGTAGTAAATAAATTTAAAGCATTTATTCAGCAGGCGTTAATAACTGTAGGACCAATACTTGAAGGTATAATTGGAAAATTTCATGATTGGTTCATGACAATGGGTGGTATAAACAAAGTACTGGAGGGCATGAAGACTTTAAGGACTTGGATTGGAGAAATATACGTCAAAGTTACAGAATTTTTTGATCAAGGTAAAGGTTGGGATGAAATGAAGGAGAAACTGTTCGGTGTAGGTGGAGCTCTTCATGGCGTTAGTGTAGCATTCGAGGCGATTGGAGGTGCTATTAAATTGATAGCAAGAAATATCCCGGAAGTAATAGGTTTGATGATTTCATTAAAGGCGGCATCGTTTGCTGCTTTTCTTGTTCAAAGTGCATTAGCAGCAGCTGGTGGTGCAGCGGCTCATCCGTGGTTATTGGGTGGTGGTGCCGTTATAGCCGCGGCCGCGATACTTGGTGTAGTCAATAGTATAAATGCTATGACACCTCCACCGACTCCAACTGCAGATTTTAAATCAGGTCCAGGTGGTATTTCATATATGTCAGGACCTGCTGGTGCTTTTAGTTTAAATCCAAGAGATTCTGTATTGGCAACAACCAATCCAATTCCAGTAAATGATATTCAAACTGGAGCTGCTGGATCAATGATGCCAGATTTTAAAGAGTTGGTTGAAGCACAAAGAGAAACGACAAGAGCAATAAGTAGTATGCGATTATCAACAACTGTTACAAATAGGCAACAAGAAACTATTATGGAAGGGACTTTTAATCCATTGGGTGGAAGATCTCTACTAGGAGGTGGTGGATCATGGGCTTAGAGAATTTAACATCAGTATTTAGTGATATTTCAAAAAATGAGATAACTGAATTCGCTAAGTCTAATCTATTAATTACATCTCGCCTTGATGATATTGAAAATAATATTATACGAGATAGTAATATAGGCGGAAGAGGAGAATTGAGAGTTCTAGATTTCCCACCTGAAGAAACCCCATTGTCCGATATGGGTCCATTAGATTTTAGGGAGAAACCGAATGTTTTAATATTTGATAGGATAAGTGCGATAAATTCACCTGTAAGTGATATGTCTGAAGATGCATCTAATTTTGGACTTTATTCTCCATTTCCAGTATTTGATAGTATATTTCAAAATGACACAATTATGCTTTTGGGACGACAATCTCTTATAGAAGATGATCCACATACTTTTGGTACTGGAGGTTTGTTGTATACACAAGCTGATATAAACAGCTGGATGAACACCGGCACTAATGACGAATACAGTATTCGTTTACCAGATCTCAACTATCCGGGGGGGCCTGCCCCACAGCGGATAGATAAAGATCCAAATCTTGGAATTTCTGATACTTTAGGAAACGGCCTTTTCAAGTTTGAAACACTTTATAATGTTAATCATACTGCAGTACCCATAGAAAATAGAATAACTATTGATTACGGAAGAGTAAAAATAAATACATTAAGAGCAGGTATGGGAAGTTTGGGAAATCTTGATATTATGGGTTATTCATCAGATAAACTTGGGAGTTATAGAGGTAAGTTGCGGGGTGCTGAACCTTATATTGTAAAAGATGTTAATTCTCTTGATTATCAGACGATGGTGGATTTTGTAAATACGGGAAGGATAGCTGATGATGAATCTAGATTATCTAAATTTTATAATAGTGATGCAGGAACAGCTGATTATAATCTTTCTTTTGGAAATATATCCCATAAAACATTTTATGATGTAACAATGAATGAATATTCAAAAATTCATCAACATAAACATTTGTTTCAAAAAAATCTAAAGACGATTTGGGGTGATGTTACGACTGATGTTAAGGCCTTTTTTGGTATGGGTAAGGCTAGGCCTTCATTTGCTAAACTTGGTGATAGAATGATGAATTTTGACTTCTCGGTGAAACTTGGGTCTGGCGAGGTTGTGAGAGATGTTTGGGTTGGGAAGCAAACCGATCTTCGAAAGAAATCACCATTTATAGATTTGGGTGGTGGATTGCCGGAATCTAATTGGTTCTCATTAATGAGCAGGGGTGGATTGGAGAGTAGGCCTTTTGGTAAGGATAGTTATAATGTTATAGATAAAATAAATAGACAACGCCCTGTGACACAAGACAAGTTGACACATGATTGGGAGATAGCACCTACGAACCAGGGTGATTTTTATGTAAGATTAAATGATTTGAGAACAAATACTTTTCTTTATTTTAGAGGATTCGTGACGGGTATAAGTGAAAATGTAAATCCATCTTGGACATCGGCGAATTATATTGGCAGAAGTGAACCTGTTTATTTATATGAAAGAGCAGAACGAGATTTGTCTTTTAATTTGAGAGTATACCCAAATAATAATCGAGAATTTCAAATTATGTATGAAAAAATAGATCATTTAACTTCTATGGCATATCCTCAATATATGAATAAGCGGTCTAAATTTGATAAGTTTTGGCCATTTACAGAGTCACAGCAGTATGGGTGGCGTAATAGTGGCGGATCCCTTCTACCTACGGACTTTCAAGTTGTTGATTATGGGGAATCAAACCAATCCACTGGTGATGTAGATGCAAGAATGAAACCACCATTTGCAGAATTATATATGGGTCATATTGGAACTCGTGCTAAAGGTCAATTTGGTTTTATAAAATCGTTATCATATACAGTTAATGATTCAGCTGATTGGGATCAAGAAAAACAGTTACCAAGATTATTTGATATAGCTATATCATATCAAATTTTGAATAAACGACCATCAGCACTTGGTACAGTATTTTATGGACCACAACAAAGATTGGGTCAGTCCTTTCCGGACGTATTGAAAGAATCTGATATTGGTCAAGGACTTGCTACTGGTATTGAAGGTGCCAAATCACTCAAGTCAGTGGCTGGGCCAGCGGTTGGGCCGCCTGCAGGCGAAGCTGGAATATTTTAAGGATAGCTGGAATCACCCCGTGATGGTAATAAATAATGTCTAGATATAACACAGTAAGATACGTAAGTTTCGGCAAAAGTTCAAGAATAGGAACTGCTGATATTCCTAAAGTCGAAGATAAAGATTCTGATATTTTATTGATTGCAACACATGGTGATAAATGTGATATGATTTCACAACAATATTATGGAACACCAGATTTTTGGTGGTTTATTGCATCAGTCAATAGTTTAACATCAAATAATATTGAGGCTGGCACTCAATTGAGGATTCCAGTTTCCACTATAGAAGCAACATTGTTGTAAGACATGTTAACAATAAGACATTTAATTGGTTGTAAATTAAAATGAAGATTAATACAAAAGTAGTATTTGAATGGAATGATGATACTAAGCAGTACGAAGAAATATACTGTGAAAGTTATGATTATAATGGTGAAGTAGCTTATTGTCTGCAAGAAGAAAGGCGAAAAAGAATTGCAGCACAAATGGAAGAGTATGGGATTCATGACCGCGATGAATTTATTTCTTATTTTCATAAAAAATTGTGGGTTGATTTTGGGAAGAATATGCAATCTGCGTTTTGGAAAAAACAGAATATAGATTGGGAATGGAGAATGTATGCTGATTCTCCTCAAAGTTTTATGCAGCCATTGCGCTTTTCGGAAGATCAAGTAACTCCTGCAGACGAGCTTTTGTCACGTTTAAATTCAGCGGCATCAACTTATATAGATGAGCGTGCTGCAGCATGGGAACTCGCCAAAAAACAAGAAGCTGAATATGATGCAAAAGTAGCCAAAGAAGCACGAATTGCTGCGAGGAGAGAACAACTTCAAAAAATATACGAAAATGCAATTAAAGTTAAAAACAATGCAGCAGCGTGGTTGCAACAGACGGCTAAGGATTTAAAAAAGGCGGAAAAGACAGCAGCAACAGCAACTGCAACATCGTTGGGACATGCAGAAGTGATATTTCTTCAAGAAACAAACGAAAAAGCAAAACAAGCAGACGAAGCAGCAGAAGTAGCAGTAAAAACAGCAGAAGAAGATGTAAAGAACAACACTACCACGTTTTCGGAACAACAAAAACAAGGTTTTAAAGATAGAGTTTTTGGTGCTCATGTAAACGAGATGATTATTGACAAATTTAATGATCTTCAAGGAGGTAGTACTCGCTTTGGTTCTGGTCCTAATGATCAAATTAAGCCAAACTTTCAAGGCTATTTGGGCGATAGAGTTCCATTTGTTAGAATGTGGTCTGCGGTGAAGGCTAAAAAAGCAAATAATGACGGCAATAGAATATTTTATAATGTTGTTAATGAAAATAGAAATAGAAGTTATGAAGAAAATGAACTAAAAGATCTTGATCCTGGATTTGGATTAACGGATAATCCATTTTTAAAACCAGAAGCGGGTATTACATCAGTAACTAGTAAAACAGAAGGTGCTCTAGGTGCAGTAAAAAGAACAACTGTTAATTTTGTAGTTCATAATAAAAAAGATTTTGAAAATATATTTTTACCATTTTTTATGAAACCAGGTGCAACTGTTATAGTTGATTTTGGTTGGTCAGATCCAAATGTTGATTTATATTCTATAGAAGAACAAATTAAGAATACACCTGATGATATGAGTACATTTACAGAATATATTTATGGTAAGCAGGGACAGACCGGGACTCCAGGATATATTAAAGAAGATATTCGTTATGGTTTAATTGAAACAATAATGGGTAATGTAACATCTTATAGTAGTACAGTTACTTCAGTAGGATCATATGAGTGTTCAATTGAATTGGTATCACAAAATGCTGCTTTGTTGGACAGAGGAATAAGTGATGATAATAGTTTGAAATTTATGTTTGATAATAAACTTGAAGAAATGCTTATACAGTTAATAGATATCCACAACTACAAGGACGACACTAAATCGCAACAAGAATTGTTTTTAGTAAAGAGCATGATGTATAATCAATATAATGAAAAGGACCGGAAAAAAGCTAAAACGGGATATTGGAATGATTTGAAGATAAACGGGAAGTCAATACCGGCCGAGGCTTTGAAACAAGGAATATTTTTCCAAAACCCATCTACATCAGGTATACCGAATACTTTATATATTACTTGGGGGTTATTTGAAGATGTGTTTTTAAATGGGTTAATTGCAAACAGTTCGAAATCAACAAAAGATCAATATATTATAAATTATAATACCATAGATTCTTATGTTAGATATGAAAAGAATTTAGTACAAAAACAAAAAGAGGTTTTAAAGACCAATGAACCTTTACCTTTATATTTATTTCCACCATCACCTGATTTGAATATGAACTCATATAACAGGAGTGTGGTGAAAAATCTTGGCATGACTCCGAAGCCTCCTCCGGAATATGGCGATATTAATGTTATACTATTCAGAGATGTGTTTGTATCAATGGATTTGATATCAAGTACTTTTGCGGCAAAACATAATGTAAATGAGGCTTTGGAATCTATACTTGACGCATTGAGTGATGATACAGGTAACATTTGGAAATTAAAAATGAGTTCTTTAAATGACTCTTTTACTTCTTTATCTATTCAAGATGTTAATTTAATTCAAGTTGAGACCAAACAAAACATGTTGATGTTTGATGTTTTTACAGAAAAATCAATTGTTACTAATTTAAATTATAATTTTGATATGCCAAAAGGTGGATTAGGAAATGCTATAGCATTTGGTGCTGTGCCTGGTGTTAGTTTGGGTAAGAGCCAAGAGGCAGATAACGCAAGTTTCTTGAAGATAGTAAATGATAAAATAATGCCAAACAACAACGGTGGTGATTTTACAAGTGTTGTGAGTTTACCAAAACAACCAGACCCCGAAGAAACAAATTATACATTACAACGCAATGTAAATTTAAGTAATTTAAAAGAACTTCATAACAAAATGCCCAAGGAATGGGGAAGAATGAAAGAGCAATCATGGATGATGAGTGTTGGGTCCTCAGCGATAGAGAACCTCCCGACAGTTGAAAAAGAAATTATAACTACCGCCACCTCCAAACCTGAAACTAATACTATTTACGTTGACAGTTTAACAGAATTATTTAATGCACAGGCAAGACGAGATACGTTATTGAGTAATAAATCCACATCAATTGCACCTATATTACCATTTACTGTTGAACCAACGGTTTATGGAAATACTTATTTACATGTTGGTGATCTGTTTTCAATTAATTTTTTACCAGAAGTTGTTCTTGGTAGTGTTATGTTTATGGTTATAGGTATAGAACATAAAATAGAGGGGGGAACTTGGGAGACAACTTATTCGACGGTTATGAGGTTAAATCCAACTGCAACGGGTGACTCTGCAGCCAATATGAGAATCAAAAAAGGCCCCCCCAGTACGTTTGCTCTAGAACCCAATTGGGATGATTTATTCCCAGCTGGAACAGCGGTAAATATAGACTCTAACTCACAGATTGGGGCTTTTGAATATAAAATGACCTTTGATGAAGATAAAGAGATGGTAAGTACTAATAATAAAGAAAAAGCGATCCCGCTCAAAATGTATGCTGCTGCTGATGCTAGATTAGCAATAACTACATTTGATAATCCCAAATCTAGAGAAGATGCGGCACTTGCTATTGCATTTCAACAAACTATAATGGATTATCATAAAGCAAAACATATGGCTAAGAAGAACATTAAAGTTTATTTAATATCTAAACCTATAGGTGTAGGTGATTCTATTTTAGAACATGTAAAAGAAGATACTGATGATTATGATTTAGTAATGGTTTCATTAGTTGAATCAGATAAGGCTAATTCTGACATGCATGCAGGAGGCGGGCCAGTAAATTTGGCTGCATACAACACGTTGGTAGATGGCGATGGTGAAGAAAATCTTGGCCATGCTCTTTATTGGTATTTTAAAGGGTTTATGGAGTTATTGGAAGAAACCCGAAAAAATGAAATATTCCAAATTCATGAGAGTCAGAGCGACGATTCGTACGTTGCAGG